AACAACTTGCCTGAATCTTGGGGCGGCAAGTACCGCACACGTCAAGGTACGGTGCCTGGTTTCCCTGATTTAATTGGGAAGCAGATTGCAACGGTAAGAGTGCCCAAAATTGTTGCAGCATTTCGGAGGCGCAATTAATGGCTGCTGCTGATCTCAATGCAATCAGAGCCACTATTGAAGGAAGGCTTGCGACAGAGCTAGCTAGCGATCCTGCCATCCCAGTCGTGTTTCACAACATGGCATATGAACCAACGCCTAACTCGTCATGGGTGCAATGCCTTGTCAGTTTTGGTGCAAACGAGTATCTAAGCCAAGGTCTGACAACTAATTCTCAGAATCGAATCATCGGAATTGTCACCATCAATATCTTTTCAGCTAAAGGTGTTGGTTCTGGGGCTAATTACATCATCGGCAAAAGGATTCGAGACCTTTACAATAGGGTCATCGTGTCGGGGGTTTTCTTCGACGCTGCAACAGGTCCAGAGGCGTTGGCATCGCCATCACCCGAGGGCTATTTCCAAACCCAGGTCCGTGTGACCTTTGAATCCATCGAGGAACTCTGACCATGGCGACACTTCGAGGCGAACAAGGAGCAGTCCAGTTCGACGCTGCAGGCTCATCCAATGCAACAATCGTCGGCACTCGTAGTTGGAGCTTAACCACTACGAAAGAAACGCTCGACACCTCAAAGCAGGGTGATACCTTTCGGAGCTTTATTGGCAGCATGATTTCCGGTTCTGGCACTGTTGAACTGGTTTACGACCCAGATGCAACAGGCCAAGCGGCTTTCCTTGAGGATGTGGTCACGACTGCTGACACCGCCGACGCAACTTTTGAGTTGTTTACAACTGGTACAACTTCTGGCACTGATTCAGTCAGTTTTGCGGGCATTATCACGGACATGGAGATCACTTCAACTGCCGGTGAACTTGTCGTCGTGTCCTGCAGCTTTGTCACTAGCGGCGCGATCACTATGAACTTGGAATGATTTAGGTCTATAATTTAAGCGCAAGCTTTTATTTAATGGCTCAAAATCGCACCGTCGATCTGCTGGTTGGGGCATTTGATCTCAACCAGCGCCGCAAGTTTGAACTAAAAAACGCTGAAGGGAAGAAAGTTGTTGATCTGTTTTTTAAGCCGATCACACGCGCTGACCGTAAAAAAGCGCAAAGCCTTTCCGGCACTGAAGAAGCATTAGACATCAGCACGCAGATGCTGTGTCAAATGGCAGAGCTTGAGGATGGCTCAAAAGCTTTTTCTCCTGCTGATGCCCCCAAGCTTCAGCGGCAACTGCCTGAGTCTGTGCTGAACGAGCTTGAGCTGTTCTTGTTTGGCCTTGGTGAAGAGGCTGACCTTGAAGAAGCAAAAAACGACTAAAGCAGGACAGTTGGCTCAATTTTGAGTTTTTCTTGTGCTGCGAATTGGGAATGACGCTGAGCAGGCTTCGTACGGAACTAACCGATGCGGAGCTTGTGCATTTTGCTGCGTACTACGAATTGAAGGGTGAACGGGAGCAGCAGGCAATGGATCGCGCAAAAACAAGACGGCGGTAGGATAAGGCCAGTATTGGATCAGTCGTGGCAAGAGCGAACGTTGAACTGATCGTCGAAGCCGCTAAGGCTATTAATCCGCTGCGAAAGGTTGAGCAGCACAGTAAAAAAGTTGATCAGGCGTTAAAGAAAAATCAAAAAAGTGCGCGAGACGTTGAGGCTGCATTCCAACGAATGGGCCGAAATAGCATAAGGAGTCTTCGAGATCTTGAAGGCAATGCTGCTCGGCTTGGTAAAAGCATGGGTGGCTTGCGTGGTGGAATCGTTAAGGCTGCTGTTGCTTTTGCTGGATTCAAAAGTATTCAAGTTGGCATTAACAGGCTTGAATCTGAAAGGCGTATTAAAGCATTAGCAAAAAGCTATGGAGAAGCCGCTCAATTGCAGAACGCGGCAACATCTGCATCTAAAAAATTTAAGATAAGCCAAACAGAGGCAAACACTGCATTGGCTGGGGTCTTCGCCCGGTTAAGGCCGGTTGGTGTTTCTTTAAAAGATATTGTCAGCACGTATAACGGTTTTAACACTGCTGCACGAATTAGCGGGGCAACTGCTGTTGAGGCAAGCAATGCTTTTACTCAGCTAGCGCAGGCCCTTGGTTCTGGTGCGTTGCGTGGGGATGAATTTAACAGCATTTCTGAGCAAGTTCCCGGCATTTTGACGGCGATTAGTAAAGAGACTGGCGTCGCTCAAGGCCAACTTAGAAAGTTTGCAGCAGACGGAAAGATTACAAGTGATATTGTTATTAAAGCCTTAAAACGAATTGAGACAGAAGGAGCAGATCAACTTGCAAGCGCACTTGGTGGCCCTGCTGCCAAAATCAAAGAGTTTCAAAACGCTGTTGAAGATGTTCAAGTTGCAGCCACTGAAAGCGCAATACCTGCAATTACAGAGGCAATTTCTGATTTAGGCACAGTCATAAAACAACTTGAGCCAGCGATCCGTTTTATTGGGGGGTTGCTTGCCGGAGTTGCTAAAACTGTCGGTAACATCGTTGAAAATATTGCTGGTGGCGGCAAACTTGCGGCCGCACAGGCTGCGGCAAATCAAGCAGCGACTCTGCAGGCTAGGAATAAATTCGGACCTCTTGCTAGGGAAGGTATTACGCCTGGCTTTAAAGAGTTTCGCGACCAAGTTCTTGAGCGCGAGCTGTCAAGACGTTTAGCTATCGCTCGTGGCGCTGTGCCTGGGCAGCTTCCTCCTAGCGCGGCTGACATTGGGGCAACAACAGCAACAACTGCCACGCCAATTTCAGTGTCAACGGGCGGCAGTAAAGGCGTTGCGGCGAAAGAGCGCGTTGACATGTCGCAAGAATTATTTGACTTAAACAAGCGCCTACTTGTTCAAGGAGATGCTTTAACTGAAGCAGAACGAATTGTTCTTAATTTTCAAATTGAAAAGCAAAAAATTGCAGAAGCTAACTTATTGCCGCGTGAAGAAGAAATAGCATTATTAGAGGCGGCGGCTGGTTTCGAACAAGATATTTTAGATCGACGCAAAGAGCAGCAAAGGGTTACGGACGAAGCAAATAAAAAAGCAGCGAAAGAAGCTAAGCGCCAAGAAGAAGAAGCGCAACGTCGGCTTGAAGCTGACCCGGGTTTCCAGATGCAACAGCAGCTTGAAAAACTTTTAGACACGCAGAATCAAGTTGCGTTTGCTGCAACATCAATGGGTAACGCATTTGCCAATGCTTTTGGCGATGTTGTTACTGGTGCCAAAACCGGGCAAGAAGCGCTAGCCGACATGTTGAAATCTATTGCCGCTGACTTCTTGGCAATGGCGAAAAAGATTATTGCTCAGCAGCTAGCAATGATCTTGTACCAATCCATCCTGAAGGCGCTTGGCGGCCCTGGTGGCGGCGGTGGTGGAGGCGGCGTTGGTTTTGACACATCAACGCCTTTGCCTGGGGGGATGGAATTTGGCGCATTAGCAGAAGGCGGCTATGTCAACAAGCCAACCAACGCATTAATCGGTGAAGGTGGTGAGCCTGAATATGTCATCCCTGAAAGCAAGATGCGTGAAAGCATGTCGCGTTATTCGCGCGGATCACGCGGTGGCGGTGTTATTCCTTCTGATGGCGGATCGTCTGCATCAGGCGATGGTGGCGTTGCAGTTGCCGCGCCCATCGATGTTCGCTACACCGTGGAACGTATCAACAACGTTGAGTATGTAACCAAGGACCAGTTCCAATCTGGAATGCAACGTGCAGCACAGCAGGGCGCACAACGCGGTGAGCAGAATACACTGAAGCGATTACAGCTCAGCAGCGGAACACGCCGGAGGGTAGGAATGTGACGACTCTTGCATTTGGCAATCTTTTACGGATGGACGGCAAGACAGAGATTGAAGCAGATGACGGCGGATATGTTGTAGCTCAACACCGCTTTCAGAACTTTTTTATCGGCAAAGAAATTGTGTACGGCGGGGAGAACTACATGTTCCTTCCATTTGGCTTTAGTGGCGTAACGATTAACCGCAGCGCCGATGGTATGGAAGCAAACCTAGTTTTTCCTAATCAACGGAGCGGCAGCTTTGACGCAGGTCAAACGCCTGCAGGCAGAGACCTAACGCAGAATTGGGCAGACGAAGCAATCAAACGCCGTTGGCAGTGCAACGTCAAAATGATGACGTTTGACGATCCAGATTCAACAGCGGAAGCAGGTATGAATCTGATTCATGAATACACAAGCATTGTGACCGGTGGCAAGTTTGAGCCTTCGACTGTCACGCTTAATTTGAGCACTGTTTTAGATGCTGTCGGCTCTGACGTTCCAATGCGTACGCTGACTCAAAAGCTTGTTGGCAACATCCCTACTAGCAGTGCAGTCAGACTGCAGTGATCTAATCGGTTTGCGCTATCGACTTGGGGCTGATGGTACGGATGGCGAGATCGACTGCATCAACCTTTGCTATAAGGCGTTGGAGCGTATGGGCATCGACCCGCCACCGTTTAAGCAGGCTTGGTACGAATGCGGCAAGTGGGAGATCTGCCGTGATTTGTTGGGCTGGGGTTTTCGTGTTGAGAAGCCTGAGTATGATGGTGATATTCTGCTGCTACCGCAGCAATCCTGGGCATTTGCGGTCACATGGGAAACGGGGATTCTGTACGTGAATCGAACGAACGAAAGGGTGCAATGGTCTACAGCCCAGCCGTTTATGACGTGCCCCTGCTTCCGTACGAGAAGCAGTTAATAAGAACGCTTGGTTGCACAGAAGAGGAGTACAAACTTTTTTCTGCAGAAGTTCGCAAGAAGGGAAGATTACGGCCTGCGGAGTATGAGCACATTCCTGATATTGAATGCGACGCAACAGCAATAATTCTCGTAAACCTTGCGGTCAGCTTGTTGCTTACTGGCGCGGCTTATTTGTTAACGCCAAAACCAAGGCAACCAAGCGCACCAAAGCAAATTGGGCGAAGAGATCTTGGCAGCATTGCTGGTGCGGATCGATTTGTTTCAAGCACAGGCTTCGACAGCACCGCAGAGCTTGCGGATTACGACGCGCCAATACCGATTATCTTCGCTTTATACGACGACACAATCGAAGCGGGCGGCGTACTTGTATCGCCCAAGCTAGTTTGGTCGAGAATGTTCTCTCAAGGCTTACAACAAACAGCAAAGCTGATGTTTGTTGTTGGTGAAAGAGGTTTATTCCAAAATGGATTTGCGGGCATTCCGAGGCCAGAAGAGGATGCGTTCTTTTTAGGCAATAACAAAATCGATCCAGTCTTCAGCCAGCTTTATACGATCTATTGGAATCGCAATACCGGAGACGATCCTTCTGGTCGGATTAAAAAAGAAAACCTTGCGTTCCCCGAAGAGCTTAGAGACGCTCCAGGGCAACTTTACAACCCTGATAATGATCTTGTTAATGGGGTCACTAGAGACGATATTTTTTCTTGCCCAGACTTAGAAGGTGAAGACGAAAGCACTGACTTTTGCCAATCACTATCGCCGTCAAACTCTACGCAGTTTGGCATGTATGCACCAATTAAAAATGGCACGCCTTATAGGCCGAACTGGAAAGTAATTTCTATCCCTAAAATAGAAGATGCCAATCGAGACAAAGGCAGGCGTCAGACAAGAGAACGCCGCAAGATTGCAGGCGATATTCGCCGTGATGGGAATAA